GGCGACCACCGGGGTAACCCGACCGGTCGGCGGCGGCAGCACACGCGCCCAGCGGACTGGGTGGAGGACATGGCCGAGAACCAGGGCCACCTCATCGACCTGCGGGAGAGGGGCTGAGGTGAGCGGCTACCGCATCGAGATCGACGACACCGACTTCACCGGTGAGTGCGAGGACATCGACTTTGCTACCCGTCGCCTGGTCTACGAGGAGTCCAACGGCCGCAGTGCTCTGCGCTTCCTCGGGCCTGCGGGGTTCCAGCTGACGCTGATCAACCCGACGGACCAGGCGCGGGCTCTCGTGGACGACGGGCGATCCACCCGAACCGTGAAGATCACGTGCAACGGCCACTCCATCAGCCATCCCGTGCGCTTCCTCAAGGAATGGACCACAACGGACGGCGTGCGCAAGGTCTTCGGGGCTCTTGCCTGGGACACCGACCGCGACGCGCAGTGGGTCAACGAACCGCAGCTCGCCGAGGCGTAGCTCCAATCAGAAGGGTGTAGACCATGGCAAAGACCTCAGGCCTCGGCTGGAGCGTGTGCTCCGTGGACGATGCAGCGGGCGTCGTCCGCACGATCATCAACGACGTCACGAACTTGCAGTTCGCGACGCCGCGCGCCGTGCAGGACATCACGGGCGTCGACAAGAGCGCGATCGAGCGGCTCCTGCTCCTCGCGGATTTTTCGATCACGCTGAACATCGTCGCGAACTTCACGGCGAACCAGGCCCACGACGTGTTCAAGACCGTCCCCAGTACCTCCGTCGCCCGGACCACGACCCTCACCGTCGCTGGCAAGACGTTGGCGAACGAAGTGCTGTACACGGACTACCCGTTGCAGAGGTCCGCGTCCGGCGAGCTCACCGCTTCGGTGCCTGGCGTCCTCGCGGACGGCACCGTACCAACCTGGGCATAGCGGTCAACTCGGACACACTTTGAAAGGCGGCACGGCCGTGGGCTACAAGACCAAGGTCAAGACCTACACGATCAACTTCGCCCCGGGCCACGAGCACCACGGGGCCGAAGCCAAGGTCCGCGGCATGTCTCTCGGCGAGTACATGGAAGCGACCGGACTCGACGGAGGCGACGGCGACGGCAACGCCGGAAGCCTGAAGAACTTCATCAGCCACCTCGTGAGCTGGAACCTCGAAGACGAGGACACCGGGCAGCCGCTCCCGCCCACCGAGAAGGGCGTGCTGTCCGTGGACCACGACCTGATCGTGGCCATGAACAACGCGTGGATCCAGACCCTCACGGGGGTCCACGGCGCCGACCCTTTGCCCGAGAGCTCGACCTCTGGCGAACAGTCCCCGGTGCCGTCGATTCCGATGGAACCCCTGTCCGAGAGCCTCGCGAGCTGAAACGGGCGCGGTGGGTGCTCGGACTGTGCGACCGGTTCAAGTGCCTGCCCAGCCAGCTGTACGAGGAGGACACGGATCTACTGCGCCTGATCGCGATCGAGCGGCTCGGCGCAGCACCCGAGGAGCCAGGAGGGGAGGTGGGCAATGTCTGATGACGTGACGATCACAGTGCGGGTTGATGACCGCACAGCGGCCGGGTTCCGTGACGTCGACGGGCGACTCCGCGACATGCGCGGCAGGTACGCGACGGCGGCCGGGGACGTGCAGCGGTCGTCGTCGAAGGCAGATAAGGCCATGGTCGACATGCGGGCGACGATGCTGTCCCTCGCCCCGGCCGTGATTCCGGTCGCTGCCTCCCTCGCCCCGGTTGCGCTGCATGCGGGGGCGGCGGGGCTGGCGGTCGCTGCGTTCGGTGCTGCGGTGATTCCGCAGATCGGGAATCTGAAGGACGCGGCCGGCGCGCAGGACAAGTACACGCAGGCCGTCACGAAGTACGGGGCGCAGTCGAAGCAGGCCATGGCGGCGCAGCAGTTCGTTGCGGACACGCTATCGGGGATGCCGAAGGCGACGCAGCAGGCGTCTGCCGCGTACTCGAATCTGCGGGACAAGTTCCAGGCGTTTTCCGACAGCAACGCGAAGTTCACGATGGCCCCGGTCGAGAAGAGCTTCGCGGTGCTTGGGCAGATCCTGCCGAAGCTGACCCCGATGGCTCGCGGCGCCTCGACGCAGCTGGACCGGCTGGTGACCGTCGCGGGCGGCGCGGTCAACACGAGCGGGTTCGACGCGCTGTCGAAGAAGGTCGGCACCTTCGCGAACTCGTCGTTGAAGAGCGCGACGGACGGTGCGATTCACTTCATGCGGGTGCTGTCGGAGGGCAAGTCGTCCGGCCCGATCGCGTCGTTCTTCGCCTACGCCAAGGCGCAGGGGCCGGCCGTCAAGGAACTGCTGACGAACGTGGCCAAGGCCGTCAGCAACCTGCTTCAGGGCGCGTCGCAGGCTGGCCCGGGGATGCTGTCGTTGGTCAACGCGTTCGGCAAGCTGGTCGCGGCGGTGCCTCCGTCGCTGATCGGCAACCTGATGCAGGTGTACGCGGCGTTCAAGCTGATCAAGCTGGCGGGTGCGGGGATCGGCGTGGCAGCGGAGGGCATCACCTCCCTCCGGACGGCTATCACGGGCCTGACTGCGGCGTCGGCGGCGGCGGGCGGCGGCATGGCGGGCCTGCGGGCCGCGTTCATGTCGCTGGGGACTGCGGCGAAGGCAACCGTGGTCGTGGCGGGTATTGCTGCGGTCGCGGTGGTGTTCTCGAAGTTGTCGGACATGGGGAAGAAGGCCCCGCCGGACGTCGACAAGATGACGACGGCGCTCGGCAATCTTGCCCGTACAGGCAAGGTCGGTGGCGAGGCCGCACGCTCCTACGGCAAGGATCTGAGCGGTCTCGGCGACTCGCTGCGCACCCTGTCGCGCCCGTCGAACTTGGACAAGACGCAGCAGTTCCTCACCTCGCTGGTCGGTATGGACTCGACCCCGGTGAAGAAGGCGAAGGAAGATTTCGACGGCATCGACAAGGCTCTGGCCAACTTGGTCAGGGGCGGCAAAGCCGATATGGCCAAGCAGGCTCTTGACGACACGATCAAGAGCCTGAAGAAGCAGGGGTTCACCTCGAAGGAGGTGACGTCTCAACTCGACGATTACAAGTCGGCGCTGGCGGATCAGGCGCTGGAGCAGAAGCTGGCCGCCGAGTCGCAGGGCCTGTTCGGGCAGGCGGCTCAGGACACGGCCGCGAAGCTGGACTCGCAGAAAGCATCGGCCGACGGGCTGCGCGGTGCGATCCAGGCTCTCAACGATGTCCAGCGCCAGGGCCTCGGCGGGATGATCGGTTTCGAGTCGGCGATCGACGCGGCATCGAAGGCCGCGAAGGACAACGCAGGCGCGCTCAGCATGAATCACGGGGTCCTCGACCTGAACAGCGAGAAGGCGCGGAACGCGGCGTCCGCGTTGCAGGACCTCGCGGACAAGACCGACTCGGCCGCCACCTCTGCGCGGGAGTCCGGGTCGTCGTGGGAGACCGTCAACGGGATCTACGCCCGGGGCCGGTCCGAGCTGGTCAAGTCGGCGCGGGCCATGGGCCTGTCCAAGACGGAGGCCGAACAGCTCGCAGACCAGATCCTGCGTATCCCGGACAAGAAGTCCACGAAGCTGGAGATGCGCACGGAGGACGCGGTCACCGGGCTCGACTCGGTGCTCGGGGCGTTGAAGAAGACCCCGAACGCGAAGAGCGTCAAGGTCAGCGCGCTCACGGACGATGCGGTGTCGATGCTGCGCGACCTGGGTCTGAAGGTCACCAGGTTGAAGGACGGCCGCTTCCAGGTCACGGCGAATGGGAAGCCCGCGAAGAGTGCGATTGACGCGGTGCAGCGGGCCCGTGATGGCCTGAAGGACAAGACGATCACCCTGTCGGCGCGGGACCGGGCCAGCGCGGCGGCACGCGCGATCCAGGCGGCCATCAACGCATTGCGCAGCAAGACCGTCACCATCACCACGGTGCGGGAGCAGATCGCGAAGTACAGCACGATCGGCCGTCCCGCGCAGGGCCAGGGCGGGGTGTCGAAGTTCGCGACCGGCGGGCACATTACGGGCGGCTCTGGTGTCGAGGACGATGTGCCGCTGTTGGCGATGGGCGGGGAGTTCATCGTCAACAAGCGGCAGACGCAGAAGTACCGGTCCATGCTGGAGGCGATCAACGAAGACAGGGTGCCGCGGTTCGCGAAGGGCGGCGTCACCGCGGCGGAGAAGAGCGCCCGCTCTGCGCTGGCCGGCGGGTTCGGCATCTCCCACTTCGGCCGGATGGCCGGCTACTCGACCACCCCGTTCGAGAAGTCCCTCGGGAGTCCTGCCGATCTGGGCAGCCTCACGCAGGCGTTGAACGAGGCCGCAGGCCAGATCAAGGCTGCGTTCAGCGGCCGGAAAGAAACGGGCCTGCTCAAGGAGCTGGACTCCGTAGGCAAGAGCCTGATCCGGTACGACAAGAGCCTGTACAACGTCACCCGCAGCCTCGACAGCGCGAAGTCCAAGCTGGACAGCCTCAAGAACAGCGCGTCGCAACTGTCCGACTCGGTGAAGT